TGCCTTATCTAATTCAGCTTTAGCAAACATAACCGCAATTGAAGAATCACGAACCCCCATTTCAGATTCTTGCAACTCTTTTGCAGCTTCACTTGCACCAAACATATTTTCTATAAATGGGGCTAAAACCATCGTTGCAATAACAAGGGCAGCCCCCCAAGGGCCTGCTAAAAAGCCACCAACGACTCCTAATTTCCCACCCATTTGCGATAGTGCAAATCCGACCTGACCAATCTGCTGATTAAATGCCTGCACTGGGCTTGCCCCAGTTGATACGCTGGTCGCAAAGTCATTGATCTGCATACCAAGCTGTTGAGTACCTTGCCGCGCTTGGCGAAGCGCCTTGGACTGCGCATCAATAGCATTGTTATAACGTGTACCATTGCGGATCACGGCCTCAGTGGATGAGGCAAGACCAGCGTTGGCGGATTTGAGTTGCTCAGTCTCTTTGCGCAGCGAATCTACAGAAGATATTAACTTCTGAAGCTGCTCCTGCCCAGAAACCTGAGCAGCAAATAGAAACTCAACTCTTTGGTCCTGAGCCACGCTTTTTCTGCCTCTCTGCGTCCAGCTTAAAGTAAGCGACCCACTCGTTATACTCGTCTATTGAGATTTCTTCAATCTCTGAGATGGTTTTGCCAAGTCGATCCGCCAAGGTCAGTAGATTGAACCTAAACGGATCGTCGGTTAGTTTTTTTCCGCGTCTTCGACACTGCTACCGCTCATGAACGCAGCAGCGACAGTTGAAATCACGCCAACCTCTTCGCGCATCAAAATGGCCTTGTCTTCAAGCGTAAACAGCTTTTCGCCCTGGCCTGTTTCTGCCTTGAGAATAATCAGATCAACCATCGCTTCAAACGAAGCGGAGTTAAGAAACTGAGGATGCTTGCGCTGTATCCGGTTCAGTTCGCCAGCAAGCAGGGGGCCGTAGTAAACTTTCTCCGGCGTCCCCTTCTCACCCCATTCTGCGACTTCGATATGTGTCTTGGTCGATGTACGCTCTGCAATACGCTTTGAAATACTCATAAATTATATCCTTTGTAATTAAATCGTAGCAGCACTCAACGAACCAGTACCCTGAAGTGTGATTGTGGATTCTACCATGCCATCGAAGCTGCCTGTGACAGTTTTACCAGTGACAATTGCATTGCCTGTGAAATACAGGTCGCCAGCGGTTGCACCTTCTGGCATGAAGCGCACAGCTACTTCAGAGCCGACTACAAGAGCGCCTTGACCTGTTGTATCAAGTTCATCCCAGAATACATCAACCGAACCCGTCCACGCTTTTAGCGTAGTCTTGAAAGTGCGGTAGCCGTCACCCATTGAAGTGTCTTCCGCAGTATCAGCGGTTTCTTCAACTGAATAGGAACGAATTTCAAGGATGCTGTTGGTTGCGCCAACCTTAACAGTACCTTCAGAGCCAGTATGCGTTGCCATCTAAGTAGTCCTTACGCCAAGGTGGAGAGAGTCAAAGCACCAGTGCCTTGAAGCGTGATTGTGGATTCGACCATGCCATCGAAACTGCCTGTCACGGTCTTGCCAGTTACGATTGCATCACCAGAATAATACTTTTCACTTTGACCAGCCGAAGCGCCTTCTGGAAAGAAGTTTGCAGTTACCGTAGCGCCAACAACAAGGGCAACCTGACCGTTTGTGTCAGTCTCATCCCAAAACACATCGACCGATCCGGTCCATGCCTTCAGAGTAGTTTTGAAAGTGCGATAGGCATCGCCCATTGAAGTGTCTTCAGCAGTGTCCGCTGTTTCCTCAAGCGAATAAGAACGGATTTCAGCAATGGCGTTTGCGCCAACCCGAACAGTTCCTTCTGAACCAGTGTGCGTAGCCATTACTCAGTCTCCTCTTTAGCCACTGGCTTAACCTTTGGCTTGTCTTTAACGGGCGTCCAGCCAATCTGCGCGTAGCGGTCCAGATCAACCTCACAAGCAAGTATCTCGTCGCCAGTTTTGTTGTAAACTTTGACCATCTTCATCGCGGTGTCTCCAGATCAGCAAGCAACGTAACATATTGGACCGCATAAGACAACCGCGCATTAGCAACTGGCTTCTCGCCTTCAACATTAATGTCAACGTCGGACTGCGAAAGAATACAGCTTTTCGCCAATCCTGACAACTGGAAATCAGAACCAATGGCATCTTCAATCAAAACACAAGCATCATCTACTTGGTTTATAATTGTTGAACTTTGACCCTTAATGAAAATCTCTACAAAAACTTGCAGGGACCCCATAGATGTTTTTGTTCCTATGGTCGCCAGAGAATTAGTCTGGCTGTTTGTGTATATTACAGCCGCTGGCAGCTTCTCATCATCCAATGCGTAGGATCGCATCTTATATACGCGCCCAGAAAAGAAAGGCAGAGCGCCTATTATGTCAGCGATTTGGTCGCGTATCTGGTTATTGATATGAGGCATTATATAGACACCTGGCAGTTATCAATCGCGGTCATATACTTAACGTCAAAAATCATTTTGCCAGTGCCGATTGCCTTTTCGCCAGTAGTATTAACGCTAAAATCGGATTGCGTCAGAACACAGCTTTTGACAAGCCCACTGAAGCTGTAGTCAGCTTCAATTGCGCCGTTCAATTCAGCGCAGAAACTTTCTATGTTTTCAAAGATGTCTAGGCTTGATCCTTTGTTAATCACATCAACCCTTAGTTCAAGGTTGTGCGACAAAGTGCGACTGCCAATAGTGGCAAGGCTTGTTACATCGTTTGTGGTGTAGACAATAAGTGCTGGAAGCTGTGCATCATCAAGCGCATACTTACGAAACTTGTACAATGTTCCTGTAGAAAGCAAACCACCGGATTGCCTAGCTGCAAGTTCAACATTGAATCGGTCCAGAATTACAATCCCAAACCTGTCGTAGATAAAGTTTACCAGCAGGGTGGCAGCATAATCTCTGATCTGTTGCCGAACGTGGCTCATGTTACACCTTTTCGAGAATAAGGGTACTTACGCCAGTTCCATCAGTTAAAACAACACGCACGTTATACGCGACAGAGCGGATGATAATTTCATCGCCATCAGCAGCCAAAGGTACGTCAGCAGTGCGGCAAACAAACTGCGGTGATGGGATTGTGATCTCCATCAGGTCTGTTGCGCCACGGCTGGCTTGAGGGGCATCAAAGATGCCATTAACAGAAACAGCACTGCCACCTACTCTTGTGTAAGTGGCAGTGTCTGCAAAATCATCGACTTCAAAAAAGTCGAGAATATCATTTGCGCTCTCAACGCCCATTCTTAGGACTACGCTTGATTACAGGATCACGATGCTCAACCTTTGGGGCTTCAGCCACGCGAACAGCCTCTTCAAAGATTTCGATTTTCTTTTGAGCGATAAGCACCAAGGCCTCGCCATGTGGGAGGGTAGCAACATCACCCACATTTAGTGGGCCTTGCGATGTTATTACGCCACGGATGCACTTGTACTGCATAGCATTCTCCAAAGAAGTCGAGGGCTGATACGACTTCCAAATATCAGCCCTCAACATTTCTTATACCGTGTCGTTGTTGTATGCGAACGAGACTGCGTTGCGAAGTGCAACGTCAATAGTCTGAAGCGCACGAACACGAACAGTGCCGCTGCTTGAAGCGGTGTATGGATCAACCAGAAGGTCGAGCCCGCCCCACATGCCGATGAGGCAGTCAGCAAAGTTACCGAAGTATACGTTACCAGCAGTTGCCTGCTGAGTACGAATTACATTGTAACCGTTTGCTTCGCCGCCTTCGAGGACAAACATGCCCGAACCAGCGTCCTTGGCTTTCGTCTTCAGACCGCCGTAAGTGGCTGCGTCTGTGATGTATGCCAAGTTGCCGAACAAAGCGTTGTCTTCTGCAACAGCAGTTTCCATCGCAACCATTTCAGCAAAGGTTGGAACGGCAGCAGCAAACGCGGTTGGCTTGTTGACACCAGAGGTGTTCAAGATACCCGTTGGCTGACCGGACGATCCGGAACCTTCCAATGCGCCCTTATCGATTGCCAAGGCCAGAGCCTGTGTCAAATCGTCACGGACCAGTGCTTCGATGGCAGGGGTT